ACATAATGGACACTGCGAATTAATAAACCTTTCCCTTGAGGAAAACGAAACCACATTAGTATTAATAGGGTCTGCTGGTATCCTACCTGATTTTAAAAACCCCTTTAGCTATGAGCAGCGTAAGGCTATACTTGAACGTGAGTTCCCTAACGTTATCATTAGACCTCTAATAGATAAACCAACAGATGATGAATGGATTTCAGATGTAATAGCACAACAGTTAACTCTGGAAGACAATCCTGATAATGTAACCTTGTATACATCAGATAAAGACGTTAACTTCTACTCCTCACACTTACCTTTCCATATGAACCTCGAAGCAAGAAGTTATGATATATCTTCTACAGAGATACGCCACACTTGGTATGAAAATGATATGTTTGGTGTAGATATGGAAGAAGATGCGGTACCTGAGCAAGTAGAGAACTTTCTTCTGTATTATAAAGCCACGGAGTATAACCGCCTCCGCGATGAATATCTTAATTGTATGGAAGATAAGAAACGTAAGACAGAAGGACATCCCTTTGGTAATCCTTTGGAACCTGTTGCTCATGCTTTGATATTAAAACAAGGTAAAGTATTATTGATAACCCGAGGAGGAACACGTGGTTATGGACAGCTTGCATTACCCGGAGGTTACGTAGAGAATACTGAAAGTACCTTTGACTGTGCTTGTAGAGAGACTTTTGAAGAAACAAAGTTAGACCTACTATATTTAGGACAAACAGGGGAAGCCTCTTGTGTACTAAGGGAACTAGAAGAAAACTTAGATGATTTAGGAAGTAGGACTTTAGGTATCAACTACCTATTCATGTTAAAGCCTGACTTGGAAGTAGACCTTTCCTTTAAGAGTGATGAAGTACTTGAGGTACAATGGGTTTCATTATCAGATATATTAACGGATAAAGTACCCTTATTCTTTAATCATTCATTAGTAATCAAAAGGTTACTTAGTAAATTAGATGCTTTAGTCCCTAGAAAGGAGAAAACAGATGTCAATATTTAAAGAATGGCCTAAGATTCCAAGAGGTGTATTGGGAACAGTAGTAATCACAGAGAAGATGGACGGTACAAACGCTTGTATCATTATTGAAGATGATAAAATCATAGGTGTGCAGAGCCGTAAACGCTTGATTACACCTGAAGATGATAACTATGGTTTCGCTGGTTGGGTAAGTAGGAATGAAGAGGAACTTTTAGGTCTTGGTGAAGGTTATCATTATGGAGAATGGGCTGGGTTAGGTATCCAAGGTAATCCTCATTGCCTCCCAGAGAAACAATTCTTCTTGTTCAACACTGCTCGATGGGGAGAACATAACCCTAACACACCTAAGTGTTGTAAGGTAGTACAAAAGTTATTCACTGGTGAGTATACATCAGACATCATCTCAGATATTATGCACGACCTAGCAAACACCGCTAAAGAGTCCAAGTATAAACCTGAGGGAATCATAGTTTACTTCCCTAAACTAGGCGCAATGGAAAAACACACATATAACGCCCCTGAAGGCAAATGGAAGGAGTTAATAAAATGAATACAACTAATATATTATTACAAACAGATTCTTACAAACTTTCTCATTGGAACCAATACCCACCTAAGACCGAGCGTATCTATAGTTACATAATGCCCCGTTACTCTAAGTACCCCGTTGTTATCTTAGGTATCAACAAGTACATCTCTTTAATCTCTAAAAAACTATCGCGACAGTCCGTTAAAGAACTTAAAGAATTCTCTGAGTTACATGGAGTAGAATTTAATGAAGCAGGATTTGAAATGCTAATGCGTAAGTATAAGTATCTACCTTTGAGAGTCGCTGGTGTACCAGAGGGAACAATAGTAGAACCGGGAAAACCTGTGTATTCCCAAGAGAACTTAGACGAAGATTTACCGTGGTTAACCTCTTATTTTGAATCACTGTTCCTACGTAGTATCTGGTACCCTTCTACAGTAGCTTCTCTAAGTCATTATTGTAAGTCCCGCATCAAAGAGTTCATGGTTCGAACTGGGGCTGACATGGAGACATTACCTTTTAAATTACATGACTTTGGTTTACGAGGAGCTACTTCCTCAGAAGCATCAGCAGTAGGAGGAGCCGCACATCTAACCCAATTCCTCGGTACAGATAATCTTGAAGCACTTAAGTATGTTAAGGATAACTTTGATGTATCATGCGCAGGGTTTAGCATTCCTGCTACAGAGCACTCCACGGTTACCTCATGGGGTCGTGCGTTCGAAAGGGATATGTATAAGGATTTTATTAAAAAGAATTTAACTGACGGTAAAACTGGGGCATGCGTTAGTGATAGTTACAACATATGGGAAGCTATAAAGATGTGGAAATCACTAGAAGAAGATATAATAGATTCAGGAGGTACATTAGTTATCCGACCTGACTCAGGTGACCCCGTGTTAACCCCAGTACAAGTTATTGAAAAACTTATGACAGAGTTTGGTTTCATTTGGAATAAGAAAGGATTCCGTGTACTACCTCCTTATATTCGAGTTATCCAAGGTGATGGGGTTGACGAAACCTCTATTGTACGTATAATGCAGATGCTTGTAGACTCTAAGATTTCTTTAGATAACATAGCATTTGGTATGGGTGGTGGCTTACTTCAAAAGGTTACACGAGATACCTGTGGTTTTGCTATGAAATGTTCAGCGGCTAAAGTTGATGGTGTTTGGAGGGATGTGTATAAAGACCCTATTGGAGGTTCTAAGACATCAATTAAGGGCTTAGTACATCTTAAAGGGGTTACTAAGTACGGTGAAGAACAGGTGTATTCAGATGATTGGGTATTGTATTATGAAACAGGGAAGGTATTTCACACCGATTCATGGGAAGATATCTGTAAACGAGCGGAGGTTGATAATATTCCCTTATGAGTAATATAGTCCAACACGGATTTCCATGTACTAACCAAGGGCCTAAGGGTCCTTGTGGTTCCTCAGACGCTATGGCTTTATATGAAGATGGTGGATTGTTCTGCCATAAGTGTCAGGGGTACGATAATAGAAATAAGGGCGCAGAGGGGAACTTCTCACCACGACCGAAACCAAAGGGAGGTATAAAATTGGATACTACGTTTTACGAGAATGCAGAGTTCAAGCCTATAACAGACAGGCGTATAGACGTTGAAACATGTAAGAAATATGGAGTTAAAACAACAACTAAAGGACATCACCTTTTCCCTGCTTATAATGAATCAGGAGAATTAGTAGCCATTAAGGAGAGACTTTACCCCGATAAGAAGTACATCATCCATGGAGATATAAGTCAAGCAGTCCTCTTTGGTTTAAAAGAATTCCCTAAGAGCGGAAGAACCATTACTATAACTGAAGGGGAATATGATGCATTAGCTGCCTACCGTATGACGGGTAGTAAGTATCCTAATGTTTCCATATGGAATGGTTCAGGAAGTGCACCTAAGGAATGTAAGAAATCCTTTAATGAACTAAAGTCCTTTGAAAGTATTGTATTAAACTTTGATAATGACACATCAGGTAAGGAAGCCATTGAGAAAGTAGGACCTTTGTTTCCGGGTAGAAGTAAGGTAATGCTTCTTACAGACTCTAAGGATGCTTGTGAGTACCTTAAAGCTAACAAGGGTAGTAAGTATGTAGATGAGTTCTGGAAGGCTAAGGTATTCACCCTAGGGGGTATTATCAATGGTGCTGATACTTGGGAAAAATACAAAGAGAAACAAAAGGTAGAGAGTATACCCTTTGACCCTACGTACATTGAGTTAAATAAGAAAACCTATGGTATTCGCTTTGGAGAAATAGTTCTTATTACTGCTGGTACAGGCTCAGGTAAGACACAAGTACTCAGGGAATGGAAGTATCATCTCCTTAGAAATACAATTCATAAGATAATGGATATATCACTAGAGGAAGATGTAGGCGATACTGCTGGTGGTCTTATGGCTATTCATGCGAACAAACGAATCATGCTTCCAGATGTAAACATTACAGAGGAAGAAGAACGTAAGATTCACCATGAACTATTTTCTAATGAAAGATTCTTTATGCTTGACCATGAAGGTTCAGTAGAAGATGAATCACTATTAGATAAGATTGAGTATGCCGCAACGGTAAATGGATGTAAGATTATATTCTTAGATCATATCACTATTGCAGTTTCTGATGTTCAAGCAGGAAGTGAGAATGTAAGCATGGATAAGTTCATGAATAGACTGTTGAAACTTGTGAAACGCTTGAAGCTTTGTGTTATTGTGGTGTCTCACCTACGTAAAGTTGGAGGAGGCGGTAAGTCCTTTGAAGAAGGTAGGATTCCCACGGAAGATGATTTAAAAGGCTCAGGTTCTCTTAAGCAGATAGCCATGACCACTATAGCTATCGCACGTAACAAGTATGATGAGAATGAGGCAATAAGGAATACCACCAGCTTCCACGTTCTCAAGTGTCGATTCTCAGGTAGGACAGGGCCATGTGATTTTGCGCACTTCAATGATGATACAGGACGTATGGTTGTTATTCGCGACACAGTAGCCTTCTTTGAGGAAGCAAATAGAACTGAGTTTGATGATAATAAATCTATAGGTGGAGAATATTAACTGAAGGAGAACTTCATGTGGAAAGAATTAAAAGATAAACAAATAGGAGTCTTTGATACAGAAACTAATGGCTTGTTGCATAACGTAACAGAAGTACATTGCTGTGTCATTAGTCATACAAAGGCTCCTAAACATAAGGATACAAAAGAGTATTGCCTCGGGGCTCAAAGGTTATACCTTAAAGCTCTTGATGGATTCGAGGTGATTGCAGGGCATAATATTATAGGTTACGATTTACCTTTGTTAAAGAAGATGTACAACTGGGAACCTGCACCTCATGTTATTATCTTGGATACCTTATGGATGTCTAGATTATTCAACCCTGATATAGATGGAGGACATTCTCTAGGTATGTGGGGTAAACGTTTAGGTAATGATAAACTTGAGTATTATCCGGTGAAGGATAAGTTACAACCTACTTATAACCCTTTGGAAAAGCAACCAAAGAAAAACCCCGGTTGGGAAGGTAGTATCTATACGGAAGAAATGGGAGAGTATTGTAAGCAGGATGTTAATCTTAACGTAGATGTCTTCTGGAAGCTTGTAGAGTTACTTGAACATTTCGAATGGCGTAGTGTTGAATGTGAAATGAAAACCGCTCTTATAATACAGAGACAGATGGAACATGGGTTTGTATTTAATAAGATAGAAGCTGAGAAGCTACACGCGGAACTTACTACAAAGGTAATTGACTTAGAGGAGGAGGTTCTAACTACTTTTAAACCTATAGCTAAATTCATACGTGAGATTCAACCTAAGGTACGTCAGGATGGGGAGGTATCCCCTGTTGGCTTAGGCCAGATAGACCGCTGGGAAGAGGTAATACCAACTCCTGATGTAACCAGAAGTACTAAGGAAGTAACCAAGGTTATAGAATGCTTTCCTAATGAGGAAGGTAGTTGGCCTGATGATGAATCTAATAAATGGTTTAAGGAAGTTACTAAGGTAGAGAAGATAGTAGAGTATCATAGTGGAGCCTTTAGTCTCATTAGCTGGCCTGAGTTTTCCTTAGGAAGCAGACCTCAAATAGCAGAACGTTTGTTAGCCTCAGGATACAAACTTACGAAGAAAACTGAAAAGGGAAACTTTATTGTTGATGATGAGGTCCTTCGAGAAGCAGCAGAAGCAGGAGTACCAGAGGCAATCCCTTTATCTGCTTACTTCACCATACAGAAGATGGAAGCTATGGTTAAGAACTGGATATCAAATGCTAAATGGAACCCAAAGCAGGGCGTATGGAGAATACACGGATATGTTAACTCTCTAGGTGCCGCTACTAATCGTATGACTCACAGCAAGCCTAATGTTGCTCAAGTCCCCTCTGTAAACTATAAGGATAAGAAGATTCTCTATGGTTTCGAAGGTGGTTATGGTTACGAGAGCCGCAGCTTGTTTACCGTCAGGTCGGGATATAAGCTTGTAGGCTGTGATGCCTCTGGTTTAGAACTACGCTGTCTAGCGCATTACATGGGAGACGAGGATTACACAGATACTATTCTCAATGGTGATATACATACTAAAAATATGATAGCAGCAGGTCTTGTTACCCGTGATCAAGCTAAGACTTTTATTTACGCTTTTCTATATGGAGCAGGTGATGCAAAAATTGGCAATATTGTTGGAGGATCTCTCAAGGCAGGTAAAGCACTTAAAGCGAAGTTTCTCGCTGGAACTCCAGCACTTAAAAGATTACGAGAAGGAATTCTGTCTACAGTATCTAGGCGGATGTGGCTTAAAGGTATCGACGGACGTATCCTTCGTGTACGATACCAACACGCGGCTCTTAACACTCTACTACAAGGAATGGGTGCTATCATAATGAAGTATTGGTTAGTTGAGGTAGCAAGGGTTGCTGATGAAGAAGGTTTAGATTGGAACCCCTCAGGTAACATTCATGACGAAGGGCAGTTCGAAGTAAAAGAAGAAGACGTACCTCGGTTCAAAGAGATATGTGAAGCAGCTTTCCCTACGGTAACTAAACTCTTAAGTGTTAAGTGTTTACTAGAAGGTGAAGCACAGGAAGGTTTAACTTGGGCAACCACACATTAGGAGAACAGTATGATTAAATTTCATTATGACATAAACGGAAATAGGATAGAAGAAGGAGCTTTAGTAGCTTATGTACCCGCTGGTTACCGTTCCATTAAAACAGGTAGGGTAACTAAAATAAGTGCTAAAGGAGCCAACATAGAAGGGGAAGGTAACAGACCCAAGGAATACATTATGGTCTTAGGTACACCTATAAGAGAGGAGTATACTAGGAAATACTTTAATGAACACTATCCTATTAAGAAGTCTGGACTAGGGAGATATTCAAACCATAGTTCAATCCAAGATTACGCAGATCATCATGCGTTACGTATGAAATACCTAGGAGACCTTTATGATCAAAGCTAAACTCTGGAGTGGTAACGACTTAAAAGGGAGTTGGAGCGTAACGTTGAAAATAGATGGCGCAAGGATGCTTAGAGATACAGATGGTAACCCTATATCACGCTCAGGTAAACCCTTGTATAACTTACAACATATTAACAAGGATATTACTGATGCTGAAATCTATAAGCAAAACTGGGAAACATCAATGTCTTTGGTACGCACTAAGAACAACGGCAGTCCTGTTGATGTTAGCTGCGTATATTCCTTAGACCCCTTAGACAAAAGACTCGCTGCTGGAGTATATTTAGACCTCACCGCAGATAAAATAAAAGCATTGCTAGAGTTTTGGGTATCCCGTGGTTACGAAGGTTTAATACTACGTCAACCGGGAACATGGTTAAAAGTTAAACCTAAGTTAACCATAGATATCTTTGTCACTGGTTTTCAAAAGGGACAGAAGAAAAACCTAGGTAAGATGGGAGCCCTCTTGACTAACTATGGTAAGGTTGGTACAGGGTTTACCGATGAAGATAGAGCCTACTGGCAGATGATGTATGATTTACATGGGGATGAATGGTTGACAAAACAATTAATTGAGGTAGAATTCATGGAGTGGACTACAGCAAGAAAGATGCGTCATTCTAGATTCGTTAGAATTAGGGACGATAAGACTGAGGAGAGCCTTGAATGAAACAATGCATAAAGTGCAACGAGAGTTTACCTACCCATTCCTTTAGATTGAGGAAGGAGAACATGAAACCTAGGAACACTTGCAGAGAATGTGAAAGGAAGTATCAAGCAGCTAAGAGTACTCAGGTGGTAGTAAGGGAAACAACAGGGAAACCTGAGTTACCAGAGGCACCAACCGGAGACACCTTAGTTAAACGTATGTTAGGAGGAGCTCGACATAGAGCAAAGGAAAAGAACCTTCCTTTCAATTTGGAACTCAAGGATATTGTGATTCCTAGCATCTGCCCTGTGTTAAAGATACCATTAATTCCTTCTATTGAAGGTAATATGAAAGATAATAGTCCAACTTTAGATAGACATTTACCACATTTAGGTTATACTAAAACTAATGTTACTGTTATAAGTAACTTAGCTAATCGTATTAAGACTAATGCTAATAGTATTCAAATCGAAGCTGTGTTAAAATATGTTAAACAAATAGAGGAGAGCGCATGAAAAAAGAAGAAGGTAAAGATATTAAAGTAAACCCTGAGGACTTCTCACCAGAAGTTCATGCTTTAGTGGATAAGATGGTAGAGAATGTTAAAGCCGATATTAAAACCAGTAAGACTTTCTCAGGTACCAAGAATAGAAAAGCTTGGAAACGTATGAACCGCCCAGAGAAAACTGCAATGATAGACAGAGGAGCCATAAAGATGCTAGCTATTATAGACAGATGTCAACCTAAAGAGGAGCACACAGAGACAATATGAAAGTCGTAGGAGTGGATGCAGACCTTATTGTTTATATAGCTGCTTTTGTTGCTGAGAAGAAAGAGAAACAAGGTACGTACATGACACTTTACCAAGTGCACCAGATAGTTAATACAGTTTATCATACTATTCTACAAGGTTCTAAATGTACACACCACCTTGGTTTCCTTACGGAAGGCAAAAGTAACTTTAGGAATAAGGTAGCGACCACCCTAGAATACAAAGGGGACCGACCAACTAACGAAAGTAAACCACATTTCTACAAAGAGATAATAGATTACCTGATAAGTAACTGGGGTTGTCAAATGATGAAGGGTATCGAAGCTGATGATGCTCTTGTAATCGCAGGTGAACACTATAAAACCAAAGGAGTACATTATGTTTTAGCAAGTAAAGATAAGGACTTAAGGCAATGGGCAGGACATCACTACTGTATGAATGAGAACAAACTTGTTTACGTAGATGAAGAAGAAGGCCATAGGAACTTATGGAAACAGATGATAACAGGTGACATGGCTGTTGATAACATACCCGGTTTATCCCATGCCGCTAAGTACCTAACCACAGTTGAGCACGATAAAAAAGTAAGGCCTTTGGCTGAACATCTTTATGGCCCAGCTACAGCTAAAGAGATATTAGATTCAGTACCACCTGAGGAATATGCTAAGTTTATACTAGGACTCTACATAGATGCCTACGATGATTTAGCTGAGGGACTCGGAGAATATAGGTATCAAGAGACATATGATTTAGTTCGTATGTTAACTAAGGCTCCTGAGGGAGTATCTATACATTTCAATCCCGTAGCTATTAAAAGACAGGCTACTGAGTTCGATGATGAAACCTAAGGAGTATATATGCAAAAGCTTTCGTACAAACGTTTCCTAAAGCAGAGAACTACCATGTTGATGCATGAGTTAGTTAGATCAATGCTAAGTCCAGAGGAAGCAGAAAACATAACAAAAGAGCAATTGGAAAAGCAATTTCCCGATGTATCCTATTATAAAGATCAGGATACTGGAGTCCGTAAGTTAGGCCTATGCAGAAAACAGGTTCGTAAGATGATTAAGATGAATCCTTATGTAACCGTTGAAGACTTTAAGAAGGCTAACAACCTTGCCTAAGGTAATAGTCGAGGTGAGACTAAACGAAAAACCACTAAGCGCTAATAAGATGCACTACAGGGATGGTAAAAAGGATACCAAGGAATACAAGAATTATCGAGGGGATATCGCTGATGTCCTCAGGGGTGATTATGGTATTACCAAGGAGGATAAACTTAAGTTCTCGTTAATCGCGGGTTTCTCAAGTAAGCTATCTGATTTAGATAACTGTTTTAAACCGCTATTGGATTCTATGCAAGCCTGTATGGATTTTGATGACCGTCAGGTATTCGAGGTGGAAGCTTTGAAAGAACACACCAAGAAGGGAGATGAGTTCATCTGTGTTAGATTAGAAACAATAACTGATAACCAATGGAGACGTAGGTTAGTCCGCTTGTTTCCTAAGTTCCTAAGGGGGAAATGATGTCTGATAATTATAGTGATCAACGAGAGGCCTTATCTAACATAATAGAGTCCCCTGATGGAACACGAGAAGGAGCTTCCTTTGTTATAGAGGATGGTCCACCTAAGGTTCTCACTAGGACTATACGTCCCGGTTTAACTTTGGAATCCCCATCTACAGATAAACCTAATAAGTACCAAAGGGTACTAA